ATTGAGGGGTGGGGGTGCGTTGGCCCCAATGGCACCACTCAACTGCAACCCACCGTTGTCCCTGGCCAATGGGCCGTCAGTGGACAAACCAAAGACGGTGGTTTGTATGGGTGCCAGGCAACGACGACCCTCAGTGGGGACGTCGTATCCACCTGCCGATGAACAAGCCCCATGAACTGCTGATCCAGGTATCAGCCCGCCTCTTTGCGGACGGTCATCAAGACCTTGCCTATGACGTCAGACAACTGGCCCTTAGGTGGACACCAGAAAGGGAAAAGCGGCTGATCCACGGACCAGAAGAGGACTACGGCTTTGACCCTGACTGCGACCCTCAACACCCACTACACGACACATGACTACTGAACCCACTGAATTGCAACTGATGGAGCTGTACCGGGACTGGTGGAAAGACAGTTACGGCGGCACCCCCAACAACCAGAACACGATCATCGCTGCTGCCTTTGCCCGCCATGTGTTGGCCACGTTTGGAGCAAAGTCCAATGGCTGACCTTTCCCCCGCAGCACAGGCAGTGCTGGATGCTGCCAACAATGTCAATTCCTACGGTCCAGATGATTGCCTCAACGAATCTCGCTGGATTGCCGCCGCGGCCCTGCGAGCTGCTGCGGATCAGGTGGTGCCCTGGAAACCAGAACCAACAGAGGAGTCCGTTGGTTCAACAATTGACTTTGGTTACACATGGGCATTGTTTTCCAAAGCAAATGATGTGAGGCAAGAACTTCTTGCCATCGCCGACGAGCTGGAGGGTCTCGATGACTGAGTCACAGGTCATGGCACGGCTCAGGCACGAGATCCTGACCGTCCTCTACAAGATCTACCCACGGGTGCTGACCCACCCGCAGCTGGTCGCTGAGGTGCAGGTGCCCTTCCTCACCCGTGACAAGCAATGGCTGCAGGATGCAGTCAAGGAACAGATCCAGGTGCTGCAGCAGGCCAGCCTCCTGCGCCCCAGCCAGGGGGGTTACACCCTCACTGACCGTGGTCGTATGGACAGGCAGCAGGCAGCCAGGTTTCTAACCAAGAAGATCGACCCACCGAACGACGCAGCATGAGCAGGATCAATGAGTTCGACCGGCGAGCTGAGTCGATCACGCACGACAGGGCAGCGGACTACGGCGACCCACGGGTCAGCTTTGATCGCATTGCCCTGATGTGGTCAGCCATCACGGGGGCAGACATCACTGCCCACCAGGTGGCTCACATGATGATCTGCCTCAAGCTCAGCCGGCTACAAAACACACCCGATCACCTCGATTCCTATGTCGACATCGTCGGTTACGCAAGATGCGGCGTCCTCTGTGGCCCGCAAGAGCCCAGCTGAGATCAAGTTCGGTATTGACCTGGTCGGTCGCTGCATGGCTGCCTACTGGCAAGACCGTGAAGCATTGATCGACGGGCACAGTCGGATGCAGGCAGTGATGACTGTCATTGCTGAAGAGGTGCGCACCTGGGCACCTGACCCAGGCCAAGCACGCATCTGCTACCTGGCCATCAACGAGGTGGCTGACCGCCTTATCCGTGATTCCCATGCCGTATGACCCCAGCTGGCGGAAGGAAGACGAGGCCCGAGTCGCACGACTTGAGCGCCTGTACTTCCTTGATGGCCGCAAACACCTGCCCTATGGGCACCCACTGCACGGCACCTACACCGGACTCCATGAGAAATACAAGGAGCACGGATGGTGAACCGAGGCAGGGACCACAACTTCACCCTGTACTGGGGTGAGGACAACGCACCCAATCTTGGTGAAGGCATCAGCCGTACCACCAAGCAGAACTCCAGTCTCTGGAGGATTGAGGTCAGCTTCGGCAACGGTCGCCCCATGCGGGAGTTGATCCGCGCCGTTAATCACAGCCAAGCACGGTACTTTGCGAAGAACCGTTACCCATCTGCCACTAACATCACACTCATCGGTAAAGCCAATGACTCAAACATCCAACCGTCTACCTGAGAACGTCTACGTCCTTAAGGAACAACCGCCAATCAAAGATGATGCTGATGCCAAAGGCAATGTGCTGTACTTCAAGCCAGGCTTTGGCTGGTACTCAGGCTACTGGCATTCGGCACACATGGATGGCACTACGCACTGGACGTTCCTGCCAGAGCGCCCGCCAGAACTGGAAAATACCAAGGTCAAAAGAGAGAAGGCATACCAGGCATGGATGAAACTTTTCCCTACTGAGTTTGATCCTGCTGCTGATGCTTTGATCCGCCTTGGTTTTAACGCCGGCTGGGAACGTGCGAACTGAAGAGGACCAACTTCTTCTTGAACAGAAGGAGATGCTCATGCTCGGGGCAGATCGCTATGAACTGCTCCGCAACAACCGCATCGCCAAGAAGATGGAGTCCCTCTCCACCTACGGCAATGCGTTGGTGACCATGGGTGTGGATGGTGTGGTCGCTGAGATCAGGCACCACCGCAAGCGGCTGCAGCAGGGCAAGGCAGGTGTCTATTACAGGGACCTGCAACCCCTGCTTACCCTGGCCCCGCACAAGATCGCTGCCTGTGCATTGCGGGTGGTGGTCGACAGCATCAGCCAGCCCATGCGCCTGGCCCCTCTGGCCCTGTCAGTAGGGGAGAAGCTATGGGTCGAAGCCATGCTGGCCCGTGCCAGTAGGTGGGAGTTGGCCAACCACAAGCGCGTCCGTGGCCGCCTCGTTGAGAAGGTCAAGGACATCAAGCGGATGGCCAACAGCGAGACCTGGACGACAGAGCAGCGGTCGGCAACGGGTGCGTTCCTGGTGTCGGTCATTGCCCAGAAGACAGGGCTCATCAAGTTGGAGAAGGTGCGCATCGGCATCCGCACAATTACCTATGTGCGGGCAACGGCCGAGTGCTTCGACTTCATCGGCAAGGTCAACGAGACAGGGCAGTTCCTCTGCCCCTTCCAGTTGCCCATGCTGGTCAAGCCCAGGGACTGGAATGACCCAATCTCAGGCGGCTACCTCACTGACATACCCAACAGCACCCTGCTGAAGGACAACAGTGAGATGGTTGCCCAGCACTGCAGTGGCAGTGAGCCTTTTATCAAGGCCACCAACCACCAGCAGTCCGTCGCATGGCAGGTGAATCGGTGGGTGCTTGAGCATCTTGAACATGCGTGGGAAAAGAACATCTCAGTCGGCAAGCTGATGCCTCGGGAGGGGTGGCAGCCGCCGCCCTATCCGAAGCACCTGCCCGAGGGTCACCCAGACATCACCCAGTGGCGCTTCAACGCACGGCAGATCCACGAGAAGAACGACAAGACCAGGAACAAACGCATCGCCCTGGCGAAGCAGTTGTGGCTGGCTCGTCGCTTTGCGGATGAGCAGGAGCTGTACTTCCCAATGCAGCTGGACTTCAGGGGGCGGTACTACTACAGGCCGCCGTTCCTGAACCCGCAGACCAACGACGTCGGTCGTGCCCTGCTGCAGTTCGCCAACGGTCAGCCCATTGCCAATGAACAGGAGGCCGAATGGCTTTGGGTTCATGGCGCCAACCTCTATGGGTACAGCAAGCACAGCTGGCGTACTCGGCTGGATTGGGCGCACCAGAACAAGGAAGCAATCTGTCGCTCCGGCATGGAGCCATGGCAGATGACTGAGTTCTGGGCACAGGCCGATGACCCGTGGCAGTTCCTTGCCTTCTGCCGTGCCGCATACCAGTACGTCGAAAAGCGTGGCGCCTATCGGTGCCAGCTACCTGTCGTCCTGGACTGCACCTGCTCTGGCATCCAGCACTACTCAGCCCTGCTCCGCAATGAGCAAATGGCTGAGCTGGTGAACCTGATGCCCAGCGACCATCCACAGGACATCTATTCCCGTGTGTTGGCTGCTGTCCTTGAGCACCTGCGGGCTGATGTGGACAACCCACACGCCCGTTCCTGGCTGGAGCTGCAGCCTGACCGCTCCCTCACCAAGGCAGTGGTCATGACCATGCCGTACTCAGCCACCAGGCAGACAGTCTTCAAGCACTGCCAGGTCTGGTCGTTTGAGAGGACGCTGCAGCTGTACGGCACAGACGGATGGCACTTCAAAGACGGTGCCATCGCAGCCATGCATTACATGGCAACCCTGCTCAGCAATGAGACGGCCAACATGATCGGCCCCGCCAAGGCAGCAATGCACTGGTTTAAGCGGGTCGGGGCACTGGCTGGTGAGAGCAACACGCCTATGCAGTGGACCTCTCCATCAGGCCTGACCATCAGGCAGCAGTACCCCAACATGCGCCGTGTGCTGATCAAGCTGCACCATCTATCCCCTGTGCTCGGGCGCTTTGCCTTGAACATCGAGGAGCTTGGGCTCAACCCCAAGCGAATGGGCAACGGCCTCAGCCCGAACATCATCCACTCACTGGACGCCAGTCACATGGCGCTCACGACAGTCGATGCGTTCGCCAAGGGTGTAATCAATCTGGGTGGCATCCACGATTGCTTTGCCACCACACCAGCTGAGATGAGCAGGGTGCGGGACTCTGTCCGCAACACCTTTGCTGCCATGTACTCCGAGGACTGGTTCACCACCATCTCCTCTGAGCTGCTGGCCCAGCTGCCAGCTGAACTGCACAGCAAACTGCCCGAACTTCCCGCAGTTGGGAACTTCGACATCGACCTGGTCCGCAGGTCCAACTACTTCATTACCTGACCATGAACTACAACCTGATCGACAAGCTGAAGCTGACCACCCCTGTCGCCAAGCTGAAGTACCCCAAGCTCATCGAACCCGAAACCAAGTTCAACCCTGAGGGTGTCTACAAGGCGACGGCCATCATCGACTCAGCTGAGGCCGCGGCCCTGGCTGATGCGTTAGACGACCTGCTCACCCGCCACAAGGCATCACTCAAGCAGCAGGACCCCAGCAAGAAGGACTGGAAGCTGGCTGACCTGCCCTATGGGTACGAGGAGATCGACGGCAAGCCTTGCTTTGTCATCAAGACCAAGATGAAAGCCAAGGGCATTGACCGTGACGGTCGTGCCTGGTCCTCAGTGCCTGCCCTGTTTGATTCCAAGGGCCAGCCAGTCCGTGACCGTGAGTCGCTCAAGGGCATGTGGTCCGGCACCGTGGCCAAGGTGAACTTTGAGGCCTGCCCCTTCTATCAGGCAGCCCTTGGTGCCGGCATTACCCTCAGGTTGAAAGCCGTCCAGATCATTGACCTGGTCGAAGGTGGCGGCAGCGCAGAGAGCTTTGGCTTTGGCGAAGAAGACGGATGGACTGGCACCACGTCGGAGGCAACGCCGTTCGACAGCACGACGTCCGTCCCCTTCGACGAGTCGGACTTCTGATTACCGCTCCAAGTTTGAGCAGCAAGTTGCTGGCTCATTGAACAAGCGGGGCTTGCCCTTCAACTACGAGGGGCAGGTCCTGCCTTACGTCATCCACGCCAAGTACACCCCTGACTTCATCCTGCCCAATGGGGTGATGGTTGAAACCAAGGGGCTACTGACACCAGAGGACCGGCGAAAGATGATCGCAGTCAAGGCCGCACACCCTGACAAGGACATCCGGTTCTGCTTCATGCGGGCTGACACCAAGCTGTCCCGTAGACCTGGCGCCCTGGCCTATTGGCAATGGGCTGAGCGCCACGGCTTCCTTTGGTGTGAAGGCCACATACCCACCACCTGGTACACCCATGCCATCCAAGTTCCTGAGGCATGAACCATGCCCGGAGTGCAATAGCAAAGACAACCTGGCCCGCTACGACGACGGTCACGCCACCTGCTTTGGGTGCGGGTACCAGGAGCAGCCGGCCAAGCAAGAGAAGCTGGAACCTATCCAGCCCATGGCACCAGTGATCACACCCCTGCTGGACTTCGTCACCACCAAAGCCCTCGATAAGCGGGGGATTCAGGCAGATACCTGCAAGCTGTACGGCTACGGGTACAGCGTCCACAACGACGTGCCTGTGCAGGTCGCTACCTACCGCAACCAGCAAGGCAAGGAGGTGGCGCAGCACCTGCGTGATGCGAACAAGCGGTTCCGTTGGCTGGGTGACACCAGCAATATGCAGCTTTGGGGCCAGCACCTCTGGCGTCAAGGCATCGGTGGCAGTGGTGGTGCCTTTGTCGTTGTCACCGAGGGGGAGATCGACGCCATGTCGGTCAGCCAGGTGCAAGGCAACCGCTATCCCGTGGTGTCCCTACCCAATGGGGCACAGTCGGCCAAGAAGTACCTGGCTGCCAATGCTGCATGGCTCAGCCAGTTCCAGCGGATTGTGCTGTGCTTCGACAGCGATGAGCCTGGCCAGAAGGCAGCAGAAGATGCACTGACTGTCCTGCCCCTGGGCAAGGCAGCCATCTGCCGGCTGCCCCGCAAGGACGCCAACGACATGCTGCTGGCAGGCGAGGGTGACCTGCTGCGTGACCTGCTGTGGAAGGCCACACCCTCCCGACCCGACGGCATCGTCAATGCCAGCGAACTATGGGAGGAACTGATCAAGCCGGGTGCTGTCTCCATCTGTCAGTACCCATGGCCTGTCCTCAACGCCATGACCCGTGGCTTCAGGAAAGGGGAGATGACCACCATCTGTGCTGGCAGTGGGGTGGGCAAGTCATCCGTCTGCCGGGAGATTGCCCATCACTTCCTGCGGCAGGGCCTGCGTGTTGGCTACATCGCCCTTGAGGAGTCCACCAAGCGGACCATGCAGGGCATCGTTGGCATTGAACTCAACAAGCCCATCCACCTGGACCCCACCTTGGCCACCGAGGAGGAGCTGCGTGATGGCTTTGAGCGGGTGCTTGGCACCGGTCGCTGCTTCCTGTACGACCACTTTGGGTCCATGGATCCCGAGCACCTCATCAACAAGATCAGGTACCTGGCCGATGCAGAGGGCGCAGACATGGTGATCCTTGACCACCTGACCATCGTGATCAGTGGCCTTGCTGACCTCGATGAACGGCGTGCCATCGACGTCACCTGCACCAAGCTGCGCCAAGTGGTCGAGCAGTCAGGCATTGGCCTGATCCTGGTGTCCCACCTCAAGCGACCAGAAGGGCGTGGCCATGAGGAAGGTGCTCAGACCTCCCTGTCGCAGCTGCGTGGCAGCCATGCCATTGCCCAGTTGTCGGACATGGTGATCGGCGCTGAACGCAACCAGCAAGGCGATGTGGCTGAGCGCAATGAACTGCAGCTAAGGGTCCTGAAGAACCGCTTCAGCGGGCAGACAGGACCCTGCGACAAGCTGCTTTACGACCAGGACACCGGTCGACTGGTCGTTCCTATGTCCCATTACTTCGGCACCTAACCCACCATGAACTGCCCCAAATGCAACTGCGACCTCATCCGCACCACGATGAGCAGGCACTATCGAGGCGACGCCGTCATTCGCAGGAGGAAATGCACAAGCTGCAGCCATGCCTGGTACACGATGGAAACACGCATCCCAACTGAAGCCATCACCCACGCCAGGACCTACGAAGGGATGTCCACCTTCAAGCTGCGCAAAGACTTTGAGGGCTTGGCTTACCGATGAAAGACGACTTCTTCTCTGCCCCTGGTCTGCGCATCCAGCGGCAGGTCGACAAATGGAATGGCCCCATGTACCTGGCATGGAAGCCCAACGCCTCCATGTGTTTCGGGGATCGCAAGGCCCTGCTCAAGTTCTGCTCCTGGCCAATCAAGACACCGACAGGCGACCGCCTTCGGGAATGGCTGAACAGCTTTGACGAAACATCCACCACACCTGCACCCTGACCAATGACCCTCCTCATCGACGCCGACTGGCTGCTCTACTCCGCCTGTGCTGCCAATGAATGTGACATCCGCTGGGATGAATGGACCCACACCCTTCACCTTGAGCAGGGCGACGTCAAGGACTACATCAGCAGCAGGCTGTCCTTCTGGCGGGACGTCACCTTCGACAACGACCTGATCCTCTGCTTCTCCGACTACCCCACCTTCCGCCACGAGATCCACCAGGAGTACAAGGCCAACCGCCTTGGCAAACGCAAGCCCCTTGGTATCAGGGACCTCCGCATCTGGATGGAGCAGACTTACCCAGCCCGTACCTACACAGGCCTGGAAGCTGACGACGTGCTCGGTCTGCTGGCTACCAATGGCACGCTGTCCAACCCCATCGTTATCTCACCCGACAAGGACATGCGCACCGTGCCGTGCCAGATCCTGGTCAACGACCAGATCGAAGTGATCCACCCCGTCGATGCAAACCGTGCATGGATGACCCAGGTTCTAACCGGTGACAGCACCGACAACTACCAAGGCCTCAAGGGCTTTGGCCCTGTCACTGCAGCCAAGACCCTGGCTGATGCCATCACTTTGCCTGAGCTATGGGACAAGGTGCTGGGTGCCTACAAGAAGGCTGGCCGTACCTACAGCGATGCAGTCCACATGGCCAGGCTTTCCCGCATCCTGCGCCACGGTGACTACGACTTCGACACCAGCACCATCAATCTATGGGAGCCAGACACCGACCCCCTCATGAAGGTCGACCAGGCATCCCAATAGTTTCGTAGATCTGCATCAGGCGAGGGTCAGCCTGCACTGCCTTGCCTTGCTGCACATCTTCCTTTGCGATGCGTGATGCCGCCAAGGCCTCGGTCAGTCCCATGCCGAGGCCCTTGCCGACACCTGCGGCACCGCCACCAGTCATCGCAGGTGAGCACATGTCAGCGTCCGCGTCGCTTCTTTGCCATACCAGCTTCGCTCAATGCGATGGCCAGTGCCTGCCGTGGGTTCTTCACCACAGGGCCACCCTTGCCGCTATGCAGTTCGCCCTTCTTGTACTCACGAAGGACAGCAGCAACCTTCTTCTGGCCCTTCACTGCTTCACCTTTCTGGAGACGACACCAGCCAGGATCTCAATGACCCGATAAACACGGGCCACCAGGCGGCTGTACTTGTCCAGCTGTTGATTGTCCTTCGGGGTGGGGGTCATGTTCACCCACACCAATGCCGCCCCATGAATGGCCACAGCCAAGGCGACGTAGTCAGCAACCCGATCCATCGTGTTCCGGTCGGTGTACCTTCCCAGCCTGCCAGGCCTCAGCCAGGTTGTCCCCTGCCTCCTTGGCAAACCACTTCGCTGCTGTCGATTGCTGGTGCCACAGCTGGTTCAGCAGCTCAGCTGCAGCCATCAGCCCATCCAGGTTCTTGTCGTCGTACAGGTCCTGCAGCAGACGCTGTGTCGCCTCTTTGCGGAGAGCCAGTTCCAGTGGCATCTCCAGGGCGTTCATTGGTGCGGCACCTCTAGCCTGGCCACCCTCTGTTCAATGTTGTTCAGCCGGCTGAAGGTCTCCTTGCGGTCAGCCTTGATGTCGACGTGCAGCTGCTCCAACCTGCTGGCCACGTTGTCCACACTGGCGGCCAGGCGGATCACGGCATCCCTGCCTTCACGGCCACGACTGCCCATGGTGCCGATGCCCATGGCACCGACCGTGATGGCTGCACCCACTACAGCTGCCGCTACCTCGATCACTGCCAGTCGTTAGCTACGACAGCAGCCTATCTCCTGCTGCCAAGGTCGCCAATCAGCGACCCTGGCCCCGGCTCTTCTTGCGACCGGGTCTCGGCTTGCTCCTGACGGAGTTGCCGATGCTGGTCTTCTTGTACTTGGCCCGAGATTTGAACTCGACCTTGGCAGTACCAGCCTTTGCTTTGACGGCCATCAGCTGGCCCAGGGCAAGCCGGAGGCCTTGCTAGGGGCACGCTGTTCATCGAGCTGGGCGAGCAGTGCCTGGCCGATTTCCAGCACCTTGTCGCTGCCAAGGGCTTCCTTGACCCAGCCGATCACCTGCTCTTCAGTCAGGTCAGCGAAGGGGATCAAAGTCTCAGGACGCTCAAAGCCAATGGAGCCATAGGCACCGGCGCGGTACACCTGGTCTTCCGACACGGCGTCGATGGTGTAATGGGCAGTGAAGACGTAGCCATCAGCGGTCTCCCGCTCCAGGTTGGCGATCTTCCAAGCAACAGAGACGGTCATTGGTGGTAGGTGGAATCGGTTGAATGATAAAGAGTGATGCCACCTGTTAAAGGCCGGTGGCCCGCCTAGTGAAGGTGACTACTGGGCTTCGGTTACAGGCTCACTGGCGTCGAGTTCTCTGGCAATTTCTTTGAGGTGTTCAGCGCAGCACATACCGTTCCAATCAAAATAAAATTGTTCTGCCACAGTACGAAGAGCGGCGGCAAGCATTTCAGCCTCTGTGACTTCGCAGTTATAAAGATCGGCCAAAGTGCCGTAGGCGTCCCAGACAGCTTGCGCTTGGGGTGAAAGTTCAGACATAGTAGCGGGAATGACTAAAAGGCTTGAGGCAACGAGGAAATTATTTATTTCCTAGAGGTGGCAGTTGCTCTGGTAGTGAGACTGACTCAAGAATTTCTCTGTTTAAATCAAGAGCAGACCAAATAACAGGCATACGAGTATCAATAGCACTGTCGTATGTGCTAATAATGACAGACATTCGGTAACGAGGCGTGTTCTTCCTGATGTACTTAAGAGTTTCATCACTTTGTTCTAGCAGGGGCTGGGACAGGGCGGCTTGAGCGCGGGTCATTGCATCCGAGCAATGCCCCTCCTTCAACTCCCAGGATCTGTAGTGGCAACAAAGCTCTTGTAGCAATTCAGCGCACAGCGCTCGGAAGTTAGTCATTTGAAGTACCAAGCAAAGATGAAAATAAGCAAGACGGCGGAAAGTAACGCGGACTGGCAATCAGTCATTAAGTTGCTCCAGTGCGCGTGCGATGGTGGCGAAATCGTCGTTGTTATGTGGATTCCAGTTGCGGTGCATGGCCTCCAATGCTCGCTCCTTCAAGCTCGGCACTTTCGGACGTCGCCCAGCGCGGAGTGACGGGATTAGATCCCGGTGTGTGGCCAGGTTCTGCCAATGAAGCCAATCACAGCACGCCTCTAGCTCCTTGTCGGCGCCCCATTGGGCGGCGCGGACAGCAACCCAGTTAATTGGACCACATGGGTCTTGTTTGGCTTGGTCGTACCACTGCTGCACCAGCTCCGGCGGCGGGGCAATGGGATGCCTGTAATCTTGTTGGGTCATGGTTTCTAGGGAATCGTGGCCAGGGGCAGGGTGTTGCAAGCACCGCTGCTCCACCAACATACCATGTGCTACAGTGCTGCGGCTGACAAGGCACCGCAACGGTTGTGATATTCCGTTGCATGGGGGCAGGGGTGAGATCCTGCCCCTTTTTAACGCCGAGCAACACGGCGATACTCCTCAAGGAAGTCCTCGCCCATCAACTCCACCAGTTGTTCACGGGTGACGTTGTTGATCAGGCGAAGACATTCCCTGAAGCGCCGCTCGTTTTCCTCCGGTGTGATTTCTTCAGGCATGGAAGTGAGTAGGACTACTAGCGCACAAGCCACTCTTCAACGGAATCGCTGACATCGCGCATTTTGATCCAGCGTGCGCCAGTGACCTGACCTTTGCGGATTCGAAGTTTGCCCATTAGACCAACGCAGTCCCACTCGGGGCGATCTTCACGGTTGACGTACTGCTGATCGGGGTCGTAGGCGGGGTTGAGCTTGCGGCGCTGTTGGATAACAGTTTCGCCTTCATCGTTGACGACCTCGTAGTCCTCTTGGATGTAGGTGCCGTAGTCATCCCGCAGATATTTGCCGCTCCACTTGTTCCAAGCAGCATCACCAACCACGCTGGGGTTGCCGGAGATCACGCCAATGGGATCTTCGCCATCTGCAGCGGGGCGGATTTGGCTGCCGTCTAAAACGACACTGATGCCACGGCGATCTTCCTCATCAGGGTTGCCGTCGCTCCACTCAAAGTATTCGGCGTAGTCAGCACCGCCACCATTCCATGAACCATCGGCGTAAGCTTGGCCGTCTCCACGCAATGTAAACTCTCGGTCGTTAAAAGGATTTGTAGACCCGTCACCAGAATCTGCCGCAATAAAATCAAAAAGATTACTTGCAGCTCGGTAAATACCTTGCTTAAACATTACGTTTGTAAAAGACGTATTGTTTTGGCGCTGCAGGATATTGACGGCGTTTACAGAACTTACAAATTCATGGTATGTGCCAGCGTTATCGTTGTATGTGGCGTTATTTGATGCCTTTAAGAATCCTGCCTGAGTAATCCTCATCCGCTCCGTCGGGCTGCTCGCACCATTAGCGGTAGTGTAAAACTGAAGAGAAACAGGATGACTTGAACCAGAAGTCCAGGTTCCGCCGTCACGAACAGCAGCAATAGTTGCAGCCGTGTTGTGACTATTGTCTGAAAAATAAATGTTACCCAAACCGCCACCAGGGCTGCTGCTATCAGCGGCAAAGATGATCTCCGCTGTTTGACCTCCACCCGAATTTCCTTGGACAAGTACTCTGGTTTGTTTGGACGTAGAAGACGTGCCAACTAACAGACGTCCTGAACTATCAAATCGCCCACGCTCACTACCATTGGCGCCAAACCGTAAAGAGTCTGTCGAATGCTCGTAAATCAAGTAACCACGAAGACTGGTATTGTCTCCGTCGTTGAAGTTCAGGACTCCATCGTTTAACGTGCCGGTCAGAATTGTGATGCCATTATTTGCAGATGTATTGCCGACAACTAATGGAGTGGCAGTATTTTGAGCGCCAGGGTTAGTAGTGCCAATCCCTACACGCCCTGAGGAGTCAAGACGCATTTTCTCTGAGTTTCCACCGCCAGCATCAAGTACGAACGCTAGAGAGTTGCTGTTAGCTGCGGTGCTTCCATTGACCAGCCCCCAAGTATTACCATTGGCAGCCAGCATTAAGCCTGAATAGGCACTAGAGCTGGAGCTTTGATTGTCAATTCTTGACCAGGTATAAGCTGCTTGATCAACACGGAGATGAATAGGTTGGCTAGGGCTACTAGTCCCCAGACCTAAGCGGCCACTGGAGTCCAGGCGCATCCGCT